ACCCACAGAAGTACGCAAAGGTCGTACAAGAGACAGTCAAGATAGTACGCCAGGGTGGCTTTATCAGATCTGAAGATCGTTCATTCTTCTGTGGTCACATGCAGCCAGAGTTTATGGCAATTGCACTCTATCATCTTTCGCGCGTAACTGCAAGCACCACTCTAGTCTGTGCTTCTTCCATACTCCGGCAGAATCGCTCGCGCTGGGTTGTCATGCCAGCGGATTCGAGTAACGTTAAGATTCCACCCGGCGCAGTCTCCGAATTCGTTATGGTTCAAAACGGTAAGTCTGTCAACAAACACATTATGCTGCAGGTCTATAAACACAAGATGCAAGGCATGGGTGCACTGTCTGCTGCAGCAATAAACACATCGTTCAACGATGGATTCAACAACATGCTTAGGGTCACCTTCCCCCAGATTACAGAGGCATTTGCGGCTACCACGTCTGATGACGTCATTCGAGGTTATGTCGTAAACGAAGATCGAAGATCTGATATTGCTCAGTACATCTATAAGATCCCCTCGCAGTCTTGCACTGAAGTCATGATGAAAGACAGCATAACAAAGCCGATGGAGCTATCTGGAGGTGGCGAATTCAACAATATAGCTATCGCCTCGCATGGTGCTGTAACTCAGTCCCCTATTCATTCGGTACTCGCTATACAGCCCCTCACCGCTCCTTCAATCATTGCTGATGTCATCGCTGCCGTGTCACAAGCCAGATCCACTCTGACCTGGGGTGACTCTCCTGATCTATGTCAGTCTGCGCTTGAGATGTACAAAGTGATGCTCCAGGCGAGATGGCTGCTGCCAGAGGATTTCTTCGACCTGATGGCAACATGCGGTCTGTGGCCTACAAGCTTAGAGGAGCTGATAGGCGGGTTTTCACCTCGTGATGATCTCGCATACAGCATTATGTGGAATGCTTGCTCTGATGAGAACAAAGAGCGAGTCCTGTCTGGTGAAGCCGAGCTGACAGTTGGGCTGATGAGCTGGCGACACAATGCAAAGACAGAAAAGAAGAAAGTGACAGACTGCACACTCCTCGGTGCACCTTATACTGTCAATCATAAGCTCTCACAAATAGTACAGTCGCGACGCAACAAGGGGAAGATGAATCCGACTTTCATACCTCAGCTGGCTGTCAAGCGGCGGCGTGAGATGTCTAGCGGATTCATCAGACACATTCAAAAGTGCATGACCACTCCTATAGAGCAGGGCATACTGTTGTCTCTGAAGCAGATGAACCCAATTGCGAAGGTGACAGTGCATCCGACACCTATGCGGAAGAGGCTGCTGATGCCTACCAAGATGGGCGAGGGATACTTCCGCAGGCCAGAGCACTCAAAGTCTGTAATCAATGCACTGAGGCATGTTGGCGTGACAGTTGGCAGACAGCCTAGAGACTCGGAGCGTCTGATTGTCTCCATGGATCATGATGAATACAAGAGATGGCTGATTGTGTCGGAGCGAACAGACAGGATGTGCGGTCTCAAGTTCGACAGTCCGATGGGGCTTCCCATTATGATGTTCCATAACACGACTGTGTTCAAAAAGGGGGTTCTGTTCAACTTCTCCGTTACTTCATCATACGAGATTGACATACACCTGCAGTCTGTGCACATAGCTGGACGGACTTACCATGGTGTTAAGCCGCCAGAATGGGGTGGCAAGACTCTCAAGAAATGCAAGGATGAGAGATGGCGTCTTGGGTTTGGCGTCCGGACTATCGATGGCGAAGTCACGATGCTCATAAGGACAGGGTTTGACTATGCAGCCGTTACTGCCGTGCCGCTTGCAGGCTGGAAGATGTGTACTGCCCTCTATAACGGATACACGTATGCGATGACACTCGAGCCTGACTTTACACCACTCGACCCGTCCAAGTACCTTGAACGATACGAGCCCTGTTG